GTTTCCCAGTCACGATCCGGCTTTCGCCAGACACTTTAGAGTATCGACCAGTTACCCAGGGGCTAGATGTGCCATAGTCTTCTGTCCAGCTAATATGGTCTTCACCCTCAACCCACAAACAGCCATAATAAGACTTAGTTTTTGGGATATATACTACGCCTTCACTAAGAGAAACATCAGCTTCAGGTGAGTTTTCGATCTTGGAGGCAATAGCACTAGATGGCTTGAAGCCTGACCACTTGCGCTTCAGGTCACGCGCTTTTACTTTAAACTTACGCCAGTGAGTTTCGATATTACCTTGCGGCCCTTCCTCAAATGCAATACCTTTTTGCGGAATTGCAGTGAAAATAATAGGCATTTCGTCGTCATCATCTTCGTCGATACGTAACGTGCCTGTACCGATAAGAAGATCAAGGGAATGCTCATAGAACTGAGTAGCAAAGTTCGACCTGTTGATGTAATCGAATACAATCTCAGCCTGTTTCTCCAGGTTATTCCTGATGGCTTCTTCGTCAACATCATAATCACCAGACTCCAGAGCGTCTAATACCCAATTAGAAGGTTGGAATGTAGCCCAGCGTGACCAAATAGGTGCGATATTTTCTTGCAACTTACTTGCGCCTTGCTGAATAGCTTCAAGGGCAGTAGAGTCAAAGATGCGCTCCATCTTCTTTTGGCCTGCTTGGTTGTCGTCAAACAAGTTTCTATTAGGGAGAAAGTATTCGTATGCGTCATCTAGCTGATCATGCCAATGAACTGATCGACTAAACGCATTAGCCTCTCTGCGTTTTAAGTCCTTGAGTGAACCAACCTCTTTAGGAAGCTTCATTATTTCTCCGTTGTGTTTCCAGGTCTAGGTGTATTGACAGCTTGATTACTAATAAGGCTTCTTAGGTTTCCACCTCTGCCACTAGCGCCACCACCGTAAGAGCCTCGCCCACCAACACCAATAACGCCAGAAGCGCCACGACCAAGACGCGACATGCCTTGTGCTGTTCCTCTGGTAGCTCTAGCAACAGGCGAGCCACGCAGTGACTTACTTACACCTTTTGCCCGCGCCATTGCCTTAACTCTGCGCTCATTTTCTTCAATTTCTTCGTCAAGCAGTCTTCGTGTACGAATCTCAGCAGCCATTGCTTCGGCAGTTGGTTTAGGCGCTTTTGGGCTTCTCATTGTTCTTCCTCAAATATTTTAGGAGTTGGTATGGTGTCCAAATAAATGGTTTATTAATACCTAAAACTTGTTTGATATGACCAACGCAAGTATTAAGCATAAACAAAGGTTGAGAACACTCTTTAGGCTCCCAACTAACCATGATGTAGTTATCCTCGATTATACTCTTTTCTTTGTTTACGGTAAATAAAGCAACAGATCTCTGGACTTTTTCAAACTGGATTAAGTTTTCTCCTGATGGAACCAACAGGTAACAATGCCGTATGTCTTTTTTTAGAAACGGACTCCACCAATGCCCAGTGTCAGGCATAAAAACAATGTAAACTTTAGAACACACTAAAGTTGACTTTGGCCGTAACTGGTTTTGTGAAGTTTCCTGTAGCCCTAAGTGCGGATCTACCCTCTCCCTCACCTTGCAAGGCATACTCAAGGGCTTCAACGGGGTGTGAGTATTCGTTCTTATCTGGTTCATCCGTGTACCTTTCGCCTGTGGTCTGTACTCGTCTATAACAAAAGCCACCTTGAAGTCCTTTACGGATCATTGTAGCTTTAGGTAAGACAGTGAATCGCGGCTTACCATCCATGCACATCTCTTTCATGGGTACTTCTAGGGCGGCTCTACGCTTTAATGGGTCATTAGTAGCTGTTGGTTGGCAGGGTATGCCAGCAGCCCGCATGATCTGGAACGGAGTCTCGGAGTTAGACTGGTTTTTGTTGTTACCTGACGGATCACCCCAGCCCTTAAACTCGTGATTTGGATAGTTCTCTTCGATATACCGCTTCAAGGTTGGAGCAAAGTCCACAGCGCCAGAGTCAGTCAGTACCATCTCGTCAAAGCATATCCATCTGCCGATAGCTGTTCTCTGTAAGAACGCGCAAGCAGGGGTTCGCCCAAAGTCAAAGCCGAGAACAATAGGAAAGTCGATAGATGGTTTAAAGTCTAGGTGCTGGCAGTGTACCGAATCAGTATACATTGGGTGGACAGGCTTACCGTTAGACACAAATCCATACTCATTCGCTAGGTTAACCTTAATCCAGTCGTTAGTCTTACCGTTCAAGCCTCGCTTGTAATACTGGTCAGGCAAGTTAACAAGGTTCTCAGCATTATCATTAATCTTCCACTCTTCCCCATCCTTGAATACGCCACCTGGCTGTCTAAAAAATGACCAATCTTCAGGACGTTCTATCTCAGCAAGCTTAAAATACCAGTGGTCTTCATCAGGGGCGTTAGAGTCACCAATCATTCCGTGGTGTGTAGGGCGGCATCCTTCTTTGGGAGAGGGGTAACGGCCATGACGCAGGTCAAGCATGTCCAATACAGCCTTAGAATGCTCTTTAGTCTCGTTTAACCACACCCAAGTAGTCTGTATACCACGCGCTTTCTTAACGTGTTCAGGGCGGTCAAAGGCAATAAACACGACATCACACTCCACTCGTGTGCCATCGTCTAAATTAAACCTTAAAAAATGTGTAGGGGGTTCCTTATTGCCTTGCTTGAAGTCACCTAAGTCCCCATGTATCTCCAGCCAGTCCTTAATTGTGGTAGAGAACAGTTCGGAATAGGTATTACGAGCAGCAATCACACGAGATAGTCGGACACCGTAGTTCTTATGCTCAGGGTCAGATACTGGTTCCTGCTCACACATTAGGTCAAACAGTTTAAGGATACATTGAACTGTCTTACCTGAACCTAGTGGACCCATGATGAAGGAGTTTCTAGCCCTACAGTCTGCAAAATCCTGTAGAACTTGCCCTTGTGGACAGAGGTTGTATTCGATTTCGCTCATTTCTTAGACCAGTCTATAGCGTCATAGCCCTTCTTAAAGGCTTCTCTAGTCTCGCCTGTACTCTTTCTAGGGTGACTACCTTTACCACCACTGAACTCAGGGAAATGCCTATCCCTGGTCTTCTTATCTATCTTATCCATGTGACCCTTAGCCATATAATCTTTCTCTCAATTTTTATACCTATTGCTTAAAGTAATCCATGCTTTTGCAGCAGTCTTAGGTACGACAGCATTGCCTAAAAGTCTAATTCTGTCCACCCTGTTGGCACACCCATCAACCACTCGACCCACTCTGGGTTCAGGTGGCCAGTGCATACCGATCTGCCACCCGCCTTGTTCACTATCACAGTTGTCAGTGATTCCTGCGTTCCCTTCTTGGTTGGGTCGCTCCGATCCTGATATCCCAGTCTCGCTTCGTGAGCAGATGGTGTTGGCCAGGTTGGCCATGATGTAGACTCTTTTTCTCTGGTGTGGTGCGCCAACTTCACGCGCTGAGAATATTCCCCACGTTGATCGATAACCATCTTCTTCCAAATCGCTAATGACTTCTCTGAGTCCAAGCGAGATGTGTCCTTCGACGTTTTCAAAGAAGCATCGAACAGGTCTAATTGATTCAATGTGTCGCCTGATATGCGGCCACAAGTGCCTGAGGTCATCGGTTCCTTTGCGCCTTCCTGCTGCTGAGAAAGGTTGGCAGGGATAACCGCCAGTGATGATGTCAACGCGGTCTCGAAACAAGTGCGCTGGGAAGGTTTTAATATCCGTGTATATAGGTGCGGGAGGTAAGAGTCCTCTTTCCATCTTGTTAACCAAGTTCGCAACGGCGAAGGCTTCGATCTCCACATAAGCGATGACTCGATGTTCAAACCCGGCAAGGTCAAGTCCTCTTTCGATTCCACCATATCCCGCACAAAATGCGATGACAGTTGGTAATTCTTTGGCAGTACCCACATTTTATCTCCTATGGCTCTGCAAGTTTTTTCTTACCAACTCCCGCAGACACACTCATTCTCTAAACAAACACACTCACCAACCATTCGATCATTCACAATGTCCAT